ACTTCGTTGGCTGTCTTTACTACATCCTTAACTACCGCCTGTCCCTCACGGAACATTTCACAACCCTGTTTGACTAGCTTCAGGGCTGTGCTGGCGGCGGCTATGAGAGTAAATGGATCAATGGTTACTCTGCTTTAGGTGCAACTTGTTGCACTTGTTCTTGTTGTGCATTCACTTCTTTTTGCACCGCCTCAATGATCTGAAATACTTCTTGAAAAGGTTTTGTTCCAAGATAGCTCATAACCATGTTGAGTGTCTGTACGGATAATTTTATTTCTTGCATATTAATTCCCTGTAGGTTGGTTAAGTTCAATGTATCGCAGTAATACCACGACCACGGAAATTATAATGCCCACTAACATCTGGTGAACAGGAGTCAGCGGGAAAACAAACAGAAAACCCTGCATCACGGACAGCACCGCAATAAACAACGCCCAAAGAACGTGCTTGTCTTTTAATAGTGTGGTAAGTTGGTTCATATTCCTACCTTAGCTTTAAGTGCGGCTATCTCTGTTGCTTGGGATGTTACAAGCGTGTTTAATTGTTGAACTGCCGTAACAAGATGCCACATTACGCTTTCTGAATTTACAGACATAACGCCAGTAGATTCTGTTTTTACGCAATCGGGTAATACGGCTTGCAATTCTTGAGCAATAACGCCAAGTTGTACGCCAGTAATATTTACCGCATCTGTTGGCTTAAGTGCAGGATCAACTTCTTCGGGTAAACGGTACTCAAAGTTACGGATTTGTATTCCTGTAATTTTTTCAAGACCCACAGTATTAGATACTATGTTCTTTTTAAGTCTTTGGTCAGACGTTACAGACCATGTAGAAGAGTTGTTACCTTGATATACACCGCCACCATTAGGGTCAATATAACCTGTTCCAGAACCTTTATCTGAAGAACCTCTAGTTGTTATATTAATTGCATCATGTAATGCACCAATAGTGTTATTTGGGTCATTGCCAATAAAAATGTTTTGATAACCAGTAGTAATGCTTGCACTATTACCAGTTGATACAAATATGTTTTTATATCCAGTTATTGTTCCATATCCAGCAAGATAACCAAACATAACATTATTATATCCAGTCGTATTACTATACCCCGCCTGATACCCTACTGCTGTATTGTTAGATGCTGTGGTGTTGCCGTAAAGAGCAGCATGACCTATTGCAGTGTTAGAACTTCCTGTTCCTGTACCCGCAGAAACACCGTATAAGCTTTGATGCCCGATTGCAATATTATATGAACCAGATGATTGATAATAGCCTGCTTGATAACCTATTGCTATTGGGTTACCACCTGTGTTTGAATAATTTGCTTGATAACCAACACCAACACAAATATTGCTATTTTGGTTTGAGTAATTAGATTGATAACCAACTGATACTGTATTTGACGCAGTAGTTATAGAATACCCTGCTTGATAACCTAATCCTACGTTATATGTCCCAGTATTACTGTTTAATGCCTGATACCCCAACGAGGTCGTATAAGGCGAAGCCGATTGGTTTAGCCCTGTAAACGCAGTAGACTGTGTTGTTGAGTCACTAAACGTAATTGATGGGGCTGATCCCCCAATAACTGTTGTCATATTAAACTCCTCTAGCTTGGCTTGCTACCATTGCTTCGTAAGCAGACACTACTTCTTGAGTCCATACCGCACTTGCAATAGCGGGTACTGGGCTAGGGTCTGATTGTGCTTCCAAGTCACCTGGTCGTCTAATATGACGCATAAAATTTCTTGCAATTTCAACGCCATCTTTAGTGATAATTTCAGCCTGACGAACTTGCAATGTTCCGTCTTCCAAAACTTCTACACGGTCTACTTTTGTTATTGATGCTAATGTCATTATGACTCCTTAGAATGATGCGTAATAGGTAAATTGAAAGTTTACTGGGTCTCCAGTATTGATAGCTTGATTTACTATATGAAACTGACATTGTCCATTTGGAACTCCACGCCCTGCATATGAATAGTCTGTATAACTTTGAGATACAGGATTTATAGTAAATTGAGCAGGCCCATAATAAAAATATGTAGTATTACTTGCGGCTAAAAAAGGAAAACCAGAAACAATTAATTCATTTGTACCAACAGATACATTAAATCCAATTGTTTGATTATTAAAAGTAATACAAACTAATTTTCCAATTTTTATATACCAACCACCATTAGTTAAAGTAGTTGTATTACCTCCAAAACTCAATACTGGAGTCCAAGTCCCTGTCTCATAATCATTAAGCGTACTATTTGTAAGAGCAGAAGAGTTGTTAAAGGTTATACCCGCATTAGAACCAAACCCTATCGTATTTGCAAACGTAACCTTCTGACTATTATCTATCGTTATTGCAGTAGTTGCCGTACCACCTGAAGTGGTCGTAGCTAGTTGTAAAGTTCCATCGTTACCAGCGGTATAGACTAGACCCGTTGTGCCACTTGACACGCCATTGTCGGCTTTGAGAATATTGGATGACATATTATCCTACCTTTGCTTCTAGAGCTGTTACTTTTGCTGATAGTTCTTGGATTGATGCGGTAAGCAAAGGAATTAAATCTTGATACCGCAAACTCAATGTTTGTAATTCATCTTGCCCAACATCAACTGCTTCTGGTAAAACTTTTTGAACATCTTGAGCAATTAAAAACGAACGACTAAGATTTTCAGCATCAGTCAAAAATCTTCCAGTACCCGCACGAAGTGTACAAACTTTTTCCAAAGCATTCGGGAAAGGCGTAATTGTTGTTTTTAAACGCTCATCTGATGCACTACTCCAACTTGTTGCCGTTGAAGCCAATTGAACACCATTACTAAGACTGCCCCCATTAGCACCAAATTGAATATACAATGTTGACGGGTTATTTTGCAAGTAAAAACAAAATCCATCATTACCACCAGCAGTATTTACAAAAGATAATGGACCACCAAAAGAGCCTTGCCCTTGAAAAGCACCAGCTTTCCAGTTGTTTGCACCGCTAGTATTAAAACCACTTTGGGGCACAGAAACAACTCGACCTCCAGAACCGCTTGTAATACCAACTAACAAATTACCACTATTATCTATCCGAACTTTTTCTGTTCCAGAACCGCTTGTTCTTGTATAAAATTGTATAGTTCCAGAGTTATTGATATTATTATTTAATTGAAAATTTGTTCCATCATGAAATAAATAACCTGCAATTGAACCGCCAATATTGTAAGAAGTGATAGCCGAAGAAGAGCCAAATATTTCAACATCTCCTCGACCTGAACTACTATTTAAAGCACTAGTTCCACCAACTAATAAGTTTTGAGCTGTATCTATTGTTACCGCAGTAGTCGTGCCGTTGGTTTGTAGCTGAAGTACGCCCGATGTATCAGCCGTGTAAACTAAAGAAGTTGTTGTCGTTGTTCCTGCACTTATTGTTGATGCCATGTTTGTTCCTTAAATTACTACCCATCTTTGCCCTGAGCTGACTGTTACTGATACACCCGTATTCACTGTAACTGGGCCGACTGAGAATGCGTTGTTGCCTGACGCTATCGTATAGCTTGTAGATACGGTTGTACCATTAATCATAAAGCCGTTTGATGAAATTACTTCAGGGGCTGTTAACTCACCTGTACTTGGTTTAAATGTGTACTGCGTGTTAGATGTATAAATCGTAAGCGCTGTTCCGCTTGTGGCATGGGCAAAGAGTGGATAATAAGCCGTTGTAGATGTTGTATCGTTAGATAGCGCTGCTCCGCCAACAGATGCCCAGGCTGATCCGTTGTATCCTTCAAATTGAGTTGTATCTGTATTAAATCTTAGATACCCCGCTACGCCAGTAGGTTCTTGAGCAGTTGTTCCTTTTGGAAGTAAAAGCGCTCCAGTAGTAGGCAATGAAACAATACCTGTTGTAGCTATACTAATTGCCGTTGTAGCCCCTGCATTTCCTACTTTGAACAATATACTATCTGATGTACCAACACCACTTGTAGATTGGAATGTTAAACTAGACGATGCCGTTGTACCGCCATACACCAAAGGCGTGGTAATAGATGTGGTAAACGTAGGAGCAGTAGACAATACTAAAGTTGTTCCAGATCCTGTTGTTGTATTACCTAAAGCAGTTACTGTTCCGCTTGTTGGAAGAGTTAAAGATGTAGTACCAGATACGGTAAGTGTTGTACCAAAGTTACCTGTTATGGTTAATGTACTAGCCGCATTGTTTGCTACACCTGTTCCGCCATTGGCCGCAGATAAAGTTCCCGCCAAAGTAATTGCTCCAGTTGTTCCAGAGCTTGGAGTAAAACCTGTTGTGCCAGCGCTAAACGAAGTAACTCCAATAGTAGATAATGCAGCCCATGAGGGCACACCACTTGAATTGGTTGTCAATACTGAGGAGTTAGCCGTAGCCAATGCCGCCCATGTATTAGCAGAAGATGCATACAAAAGCGAGTTGATAGCTACTGTTGACGTAGGGAATGTAGATGTTGTCCAGGCAGGAGTTGTGCTTGAACCTGATGCAAGCAACTGTCCCGCCGTAGCAGTTCCAGACAATATACCCAAAGCACTAGCGGTAGAGTAAACAATACCACCATTACTTGCGGTCAATGTGGCATTAGTTCCACCATAGGTAAGACCTAAAGTACCAAATGTAGGAGCACCTGTTCCGCCTGATAGCAGAGCTTGACCTGAAGTACCTGCCGTATTCAATGCCAGGGCTGATGCGCCTGAATAAGCAATTGCTCCAGCAGATGCAGTTAAGTTTGCGTTTGTTCCACCAAGGGCTAAGCTAAGCTGATTCGCCCATGTAGGTACGCTAGATACTGTTGTTAAAACCGCAGCGGCTACAGTAGCAAGACCTGTAATCGTATTAGATGCAGATGAATACAACAACTGATTGATTGTTGTAGTCGCAGGATATGTAGCCGTACTCCAAGACGGGGTAGTGCTCGATCCTGAAAGAATAATCTGGTTTGCCGTAGCAGTGCCAGAAAGAATCTGCATCTGACTGGCGTTTGAATAAACTATACCGCCATTGCTTGCCGTTAAGTTGGCATTAGTGCCGCCGTTAGGTAAAGGCAAAATACCTGTTAAGTTTGAAACAACAGAAGAAGTAATCTTGATAAAGTCATTGGCTACTGTGCTCCAGTAAACAACGCACTTTTCTCCGTTGATAACTGTTACACCCGTTGTCGGGCCAGTTGTTCCACGAAGTGTAATTGAATATCCACCCGTTGTAGCATTGTTAACAATGTACATCTTAGATGAATTGGGAGCATTGATATTCCTGTTTGCCGTCCGTGCGCCCGTGCAAAGTAATTGCATATACTGCGCAGTCGTTGAATTGGGCGAAGCAACAATATTAGATCCAGAGCTACTACCATTGGTAATGGTTAAAGTAATGTCTGAATCATTGGTGATATTGTTCGTACCCGCAATAACGGTATCTAAATACTGCGTAATACCAAGCGATACGTCATCACCCCAAGTACCTGATTCAGTACCTGTGACTGGCAAAGCTAAACCGAGTAATGTTGTGTAATTAATAGTCATCTAATTTCCTAAGAGGTAGGAACTTGCGTCCAGGCAGGAGTTTGTGAATTAGGAATCTGCGTCCAATTTGGAGTTTGACTATTGGTTACTGGTGTCCATGTAACAAACATTATGAACTCCTAATCAATGCAGTTGACGAGCTATTGTTTGGCATTGTAACTGTAAACGTGTTTGAACAGGTCTTATTTGAACCAAAATCAATTACACAAATAGATGCGTTACTTGCCGTAGCATCATAAACCAAAGCACACCTAGCGGTAAAAGCAGCAGGACTCCAAGAAACATTATTCCAATTGATATATGCAATACTGTTAACTGCATCGTAGTTAAAAGTAATGCCCGTCATTAACTTACCGCCAGCCGTATATCCCGTCCCAATGATTTCATTGGTACTGGAATAAGCCGTTGTAGATAAATTAAGATTTGCATTACCGTTATACAAAGCCATGTATATAGAATCTGTAGACAAGTTAAATACCCCGCCCGTGTAGAGCTGGTATTTAAAGCTTGTCGTTTGTCCTTGAACTATACTCATGGTACGGGTTGAATCCTAGTTTGCCCAGAACGGTAAGCGTCTTGTCGCTCCAATCCATCTCCCAGGCGTTTTGCAATAGCCAATGCTTCCTTGTACTTGTTATCGTAAAAGGCAATTAAATCTTTATCGCCCTTTTGATATGTGTAGGCTTCTACCAAGCATCCATACAAAAGGACTGAATCAAAATTATTACCAAGCCAGGACTGTCCTGTTGCGCTTGTGATCGTAGATACGGGTACGGTAAATCCTAAACCTGTGCCACCAAGATATGTATTAGATATGGTCAAAGAATCCCCAACCACATATCCTGTACCGCCTGAAGTTAAAGTAACAGACGTTACTACACCAGCCGTAACAACAACCGATCCATAAGCGTAAGTACCAGTACCACCACTAAAAGGTACGTTGTAATAAGTTCCAGAGATATATCCTGATCCTCCAGAAGTGATAGAACCCAACGCAGTAATTTGAGCCTGAATAATACTGTCAGGGTAATAAAAATAATGTAACTCAGTTGAATATGTTTGATCAGGAGTCGGCCCAAGCATAAAGCTAAGATACAAAGGTGCTGAACTCTGAGGGCCAAATAACGCATAATGCTTTGGTTTACTTTGATAGCTCGAAGTCGGATAGCACTCACGAATAAAGTTTACATCTTTATTCAATAGATATAAGTAATCCGTTTGGAAAACAATGTTTCCAGATACTGCACCAATGTTATTTTGAGATAAAGTAATCGTAGTGCCACTTACGCTAAGCACTACACATTGATTACCAATGTTTGTACCGCTTACACTTTGTCCCGCAAATATACCCGTGTTGGATGCAACAGTAATGGTATTTGTGCTGACTGATCCAGTGCCAGTAGTTGTCACACTTGAAAATACCGCCAATGAATAAGGAGCTAAAAAATCATTGGGGCAAGACAAGTATGCATTACCAGCAGTCACATTGCCCGTCACATTCTTACGCAAAGACGGAAACAAAATAGAGTTGAAAACCCTTTGCTCCGTTTGCGTAATAAACGTATTCATGTCAACCGTAGGGAATGTATATTCCAAATACGAATTGACTTCGTTGACGAGCTGACTATAGTTCATGCAAGCGGGCCTCTGGACATAATGCCACGCTCAGCAGCACCAGCACCACGCATCTTCTCACCAGAAGTTTTAACCTCATGGTTGTTGCCAATGGAAACAGTTCCATTCAAAGGAGTCCAGTTCTTGCGAGTGGGCATCTTTACTTCCAAGCCAATGTGATCAGGCAAGTCACTATCAGAATCAATACTTCTGGTAGTCACTGGCTTGTTCTTCATGGTATGGGGTTTTGCATACTCATCAGCATAGCCATTGGTAATACCCTTGGCTTTAACAATTGCTGGACTGTCTTTTTTGTCAACAGGAAATTTCTTTGCTTTCATATTAGCCTCCACGCTGATAACCAGCTCTTGCTAGATTACGTCCTTCGGCTTTCATGCTGTCTTGATTAACACCAGCCAATCCGCCTTTGGCGTACTTCTTAATCTTGCCACCCTTTTTGAGTTTGCTTAGATCAGTTTTCTCGCCTTTGTGTTCTTGTTTATCATGCATACCAAAAGCTTTTTTGATTAGCTTTTTATCTTCTTTAATGTCATCATGCTTAGCCATTTTTAGCTCCTTTAAGATATAGAAATTGTAACTGTACCGACCGCAGTTGTGGTAACTAAATTGTTGGGTGTGAGTAGCGGAGGATTGAACTGACCGTAAAACTCTTGTGACCCACCAATAGGGTTCCAACCCCACTGCGTATCCCTAGAACCACCTGACGGAAATCCTAAAGAATCTAATCCTGACGTTACATATGTCGTATCTGTTCTTGGCTGACGAACTGCCTGTGGATCATCAACTGGGTACATACCCAATTGAAGTTGTGGATGATCTGGATCCCAGCACTCAGGACATACTTTAAGTTGATAAAGCTTGGTCTTGATGACTTCAAACTTTAACTGTTTTAATTTGTACCTAAAGCCACACCTATCGCACTGGGCAATACTGTACTTGCCAGAAGCGAAACGATTACCCATTACGGACTACCTGATCCAATAAACTGTTGTCTAGGCACAAACCTAATTGCCGCCTTCTCCCTGTCCTCGCCCGCAGCTATGTCAAACTGCTCATCATAAGCTTGCTTGAGCATTTGGATACGAGGCATCAATTCTGGGACTTTCATTGAAATGTGGTACGCCAATCCCGCAGCTACGGCTGGCAAGAATCTGAAGTTCATATCTTGGACATTCGGCCCTGCGCCCGCATCCTGCACACGCCGTAAACGCCAATATGCAAAGGTATATGTAGTAGTTCCGTCTGGTGTTGGCCATACTGTTATCGCTGGTAGTTTAGGAACATAGACCGCAGCACCTATTACATACGACTGTGCCGTGGTATTGTTTTGTGCCCTAAAGCAATTTTGTAAAGTGTTACCAGAAATGTATGAATAATAAATAACTTCACCGCTTACAGAACCTAATTGGATATAGCCATTTGCAGCCAATCCTACGGTGCTAGAAAGCGTTATTGTGGTGTCGGTTGCCGCTACTGCTGCCGCCGTTTGAATCGTTGTGGAAGCGGTTTCTCCCGACATCCTTTGTACCCAAACCTGGATAGGACGAGATTGAGTAAGCTTGTTAGGAATAGTCGCATAGGTAGAAACACTGATACGGGTAATAGTCAGATCAGCTTGGTTGGTTGTGCTATTTGCATTTGTACGAACCACATGATCTAACAAATCAATCGTATCTGTTGGCAGTGGATAAGTGTTTAGACCCTGTTGCATGGTAATCACACCCTGGTCTATTGTCCACATATTGATGCCACGATTCTGCCATTCGATGGTCATCAGGTTCATTGATCTGCGAGCAGTGCGCAAATCATAGCCAGAACGCAATTCACGCCCAGCCCTCTCCCAAGCCTCCTCTGCTATTTCAGCGAAGTCAAGGTCAAAGGCTGTCGTGCCTGTAGTAGTTCCAGCATTGATAGACATTATGCACTAGGCTGTTCTACAGCAGGTGAGGCTGATTCGACAGAGGTATCTGCAACAGATTCGTCAGAAGCCACGGCAACAACAGTATTATCAACACTATCATCCACGGAGCTATTTGTTTCAGTATCTTCATCAAATTGTTCATGTGGCACATCATCCATAAATGCTGCTACCGCCTCCTGCGGAGCTTCTTCAATCGCATCTTGAACTGGGTAAATCTGTGCATCCAAGTCATTGATAACTCCTTGCAAATCTTCGCTGATAGCGCCCCAAGAATTAATCTGATGTTGTGCTCTTTGGTTCAATTCATTAAGAATAAAAGCCGCATCTTCTTTGCTAATTTGAATCATTTCTTTTTCCTCGTTTTGGCGGATTTAATAAAGTCTGCTTTTGATGGAGCACCTTTAGATCCTGGCTTGCGCATATGCTCGCCAGAACCCTCTGCTATCCTCTCCTGCTTTGCATGGATGTTGGCATAAAGTCCAGGATGATTAGCCATTCCGCCCTTCTTATACTGCTCAAAGTCAGTATTGTCACGGCGTTTCTTCATCTTTCCTTTGGGCATCTTTGAGGGATTCATATCCCCCATACCACGACTTGCCATCATTTGTGCATCCCCTTTAAGGTTTCTGCTAAACGTGCTCTTTGACCTAGCTTGCCAGGTTTCTTAGCTGCTTTAGCAAGTTTCTTGGCTGGAATCTTTTCACCTTTTGGTACGCCCAACTGCTCATGCAATGCACCAGCTCTTTTGATTGCGTGTTGAATCCATTTTTCAGCCATGATAAATCCTTAAGCTTTACCGCCGTGGCACATGCTTTCCTGATGCTTATGTAAATGCTCAACAACTTCGTGATGCTTTACATGACCAGCAGCATGATGACCATAGTGGTGATGGTGATGAACGTGACCATTGGCTTCATGCTCCTTTAAATGGTGAACCATGTGTTTATGTTCTGTGTGGTGTTCGTGATGTTCGTGTTTCATAATAAATCCTTATTTCTTATGATGAATCTTACCGCCATGCTTTTTAGCATTAACGATTGGGCCGTCACCTACTGTATTACCCTTCATCTTTTCCTGAAGAGCACGAGTATGTCCACGTTCTTGGATAGAGTGTTCGCCGTGTCCTTTGTTTCCACCAGCTTTAACTTTTTCCATCTTTTCACCCAATGGGTATTGACCAGGAACATGACCGCCTTTAGCGTAGTGGTGTTTAGCCATTGCTTTACCGCCGTGTTTCAAAGCCTTTTCGCCCATGTCTTTTGTATGTGGCTCATGCATCTCACCGCCCTTATGCATATGCATATGGTGCTCAGCCATCGCCAAATGGTGATGAGCTAAATGCTTATGGTGAGTCTTTGTCAAACCACCATGTGCCATTCCAGGAGCACCCATAGCGCCAGGAGGCATACCACCT